TAACAAATTATCAGAACGTATAACCGAGTTCAAGCGCCTGGAGACTATTCCAGGAGGTACTAACCAGGATGTCGATATTCGCTGGGGGCAGTTGTGCCATGAATTGACGCCGCTGTTAGTGACGGAGAGAGATGCTCAGGCCGCCAGGATCGCAGAACTAGAGGTTACCGAGTGCAAGGCTATTGAGCAAAGTGAGTACATTCAGGCGCATGGATTGACCGAATATGAGATGGCACAGAAGGTTGCGCGTATCGCAGAACTTACGGAAGACCTGAAAAGCGAAACGCATTGGGCAGATGAATACCACAAATTGGCTGAGGCGTTAATTAAAAGCGGAAATGCTTTATTCGAACACTGTTTATGGGATGCCCGCTTTGATCCAGAACTAAAATCCAAGTGTGATGACTGGGAAAGGATAGGAAAATGACCGAAACGAATGTCAAGGGTTTGAGACCGTGTCCATTTTGTGGAGGAACGCCAACAATTGTTGGCCCAGCCAATAATAGGGAAAGATATAGTCAATGGTCTGTTAGTTGCTCATGTGGCGGAAGAAGCGGGATGAGCGATTCGTTAAGTCAGGCAATTGAATACTGGAATCGTCGGCCAATTGAAGATGAAATTAATTGGCAAAACAATAATGCCCATGAGGTTATAAAAAATCTCCATGATGAAATTGACGGGCTAAACTATCAAATAAAAGCTATTGAGGATGCCGGGTGTTTGTGGAAAGAGGGCTTTTATGACGAGGTGGACACCTGGGAAAAGAACCGGCGCAGTCAGGAAGCTAGTGACCTTGATATTAGGATACAGGATGATCAACCATGATACTCATCGCAATTTTGTGCGCGTTATTTTGGTCCGGTCTGGCCTGGATCGTTGGCCTGTCCTGGATGTGGGTCGCGGCGATATTTGTAGGCGTCTTCGCCGTCGCCTGGCTGGGAATGGCACTGGTAAGCGTGGGAGCTGGAAGGAGTAGACCATGAGCGCCCAGGAAGTTCAGCATAATGGGCGTAACAAACCTCGCTTCGAGATCCACCACAAGCGGGAGCCTGCCCTTAAAGTGTGGACGTGTAAATATTGCCAGTGTCCGGTTTCGAGAGGGCATTCGTACTGCGACATGATTTGTCAGATAGCGGAGTTCAACCGTGCTTATTGCGGCGGAAGGAAGGCGCAATCATGACCCGCCAGCATGGACGCCGCGATAATAATCATGTTGAGATTGTCTCCGCCCTGCTGCTCGCCGGATATTTTACGGTCGGCGCATTAGCCGACCTTGGCAATGGCGTGCCTGATATTTTGTGCTGCAGCAAATCAGGATTGACGATCCTATTCGAGGTCAAAAGCCCCGGCGAAGGACTGACGCCGGACGAGAAACGCTTCCACCTGACTTACCCCGGCAGGCTGGATATAGTCCACAGTGCCGAAGAGGCGCTGGCGACCATGGCGCTGCTCGATGAGATGCATGCAGAATGACCAAAAATTCGAATTAGTAATTCGAATTACTAACCCCTTTTAGGCATGACGTGAATATTACATAACGCGATGAATTATTTGTCGTCTGTTGCCATTCGTGCTATAATAACTAAAGTGTTATTTCGTTCAATTCATGGGAGGGTTAAATGACCGCTGTATTACTTTCATCCATCGTTGCGATTGTGTTGTCGCTGTTGTTTTCTTACGTGCCAGGTCTGAATACCTGGTACGCTGCTTTAACCGGCGAATGGAAGCGGGTCGGTATGGCCGTGCTTCTGTTGCTGACCGCCGGGGCCGTCTTTGGCCTGTCGTGCGCGCAAGTCTTGACTTACGTGACTTGCGACCAGGTTGGAGCCATCGGACTTGTAAAAATATTCGTCGCCGCGCTTATCGCGAACCAGGCGACATTCGTTATTAGTCCACAGACAGTGACTGTCAAGGCGGTAAATGCAGGCGGGGTAATTCCAGCGTCGGTCAATCCTGAGATACCGGATAAATAGAATAAGTTGATAAAAATCGCATTCATATTTTCTTCACCGATCAACCTATTGAATACGCTTAGGCCATCGGGATTATTCGAAAAAGAGGTGTAACATGGGTAAACTCGAACCTGAACTCCCCGTTGATGGGGAGGAAGAAATCACCGGAGAAACTTTCACCCGGGATCAAATCAACGCTTTAGTGCGGGATCGTCTTCAAAGGCAGAGGCGGACGCTTGAAACCAGGTACCAGGAGCAGATCACTGCTGGCGCTGAAGCTATCAAGCAGGTAGAGACCCTCCAGGCCAAAGCAGTTAAGTACGACGCTCTGTTCAAGAAACAACTTGAGGAACGTTGTAAGAAACTGCCTCCAAGTGTGACCATGCTGTTGGATAAACTGGACCCCGAAGAGCAGATGACGTGGCTTGATGAGAACGCCGACAAGCTCTTCTTCCCGGCTCCCGAGTCTGGTCCACAAACGCCGAAACCCACAAACCCGGCTCCCAATGCCGTGGCTGTCAAGGAACACAAGTCTCAAAATAGTGCCTATACGGCTATGTAAAGGAGTAAACTTTTATGGCTGCAATAACTCTTGATTCTGTAAATGTTGATCCGCCCTATTTCACCGATCATATCACCGGCCTATTCGCCGGTGAGGCGCTGGCTTACGGGCATGCTTGCTACATCAAGGCGGCTGATGGATTGGTGTACAAGTCAACCGCTGCCGGGGACAATGAAGCCGCTAAAATACATGGCTTCACCGGTCGCCTGGTAGCAATCGGTCAACCTGTCACTTTGCTCGGTGTGGGTACTCGCTTCCACTATGCCGCTTCCGGCTTGACGCCTGGCGCTCAATTATTTCTGAGTGCTGTAACGGCTGGGGAACTGGCGACTGCTGCGGGTGTAGGTGATTCCGTGGGTTGTGCTTTTGCAATCGATGCGACCGATATCATGGTCACCAATCTGCATCTGAAGTTCAGTTAGGGGAGGCGAATCATGGCTAAGAAAACTTCCACTAAGACTGTAAAGACGGGACGTATGCCTTCCGCTCTGGCGAAGTGGCATAAGTCCCATCCGAACAACAAACATGCTCCGAAAGGAGGCTAACCGATGGCTGGTACTGCTATTCCTTGGTCTAGTGCATCTGCTGACCCTATGACCGCTCAATGGGCTCCACAGATTGCCGACCTGGTTGCCGGGGATGACCTTGCAATCGGCGCTTGCTGCTATATCGACAGCGCTGGACTTGTCCAGCTTTGCGATGCTACAGCTGCCGATGTTAAGGGATCGTTTCATGGCTGCCCTGGTCGGACCGTCTTGACAGGTCAACCCGTGACGCTGTTTGGTCCTGGGACTCGCTTCTTGTATGACAGTGCTGCTGGCTTGACGAAAGGGGCGCAATTGTTCCTGGATGTCCTGGGCACGGGCAGCCTGATTGATACGGCTCAAACCGGTGACAGTACCGGTGTGGCCGTGGCTCTGAACACAACCGATATTATGATCACCAATTACAAGTTGATTGGTGGATAGGAGTAATAACATGACAACTGGACTTTACAATATTGACGACCTGATCGCAACTCGTTTCGCTAATGCGAAAGCATTTGGCTTGACCACAATTGCCGAAGTGCTGCGGGCTGACTTAGCCGCGCATAACGACATTGTGAACACCATGATGCAAGAGTTGTGTGAGATCACGAGCGACGCACGCCGCATTCAGGGCGGATCAAACGTCGCTGACATGACCGAAGTCGATCCTCTGGGTCGCGCTCCTGGTCAAAAGCAGGTAAGCGGAGCTGAAGTCTGCTTCCCCCTCAAAGACTTCCAGTACAATACCGGCTGGACCGAACGATGGCTGGAAAATGCTACCGTGGCTGATGTGGCTCAGCGTCAGTTGGATGCTGAGAAAGCGCACCTGCGCCAGATCATCCGCCAGATCAAGAAAGCCTGCCTCGAAGATGACGCCAACTATGACTTCGTTGACTTGAACGTGGATAACATCACTTTGCACGTCAAGCGCTTCTGCAACAACGATGGCATTGTGCCGCCCGCGCCTCCGGATGGTACGGTCTTCCTCGGAACACACCAGCATTATAGCGGCGCAACCCCTATGGTTGTAGCCAATCTGACCACCCTGATCAGCAATGTCCTGGAACATGGACATACCACCGATCCGCGGTTGGCCATCAACGTGGCTCAGGAAGCGGCTGTACGTGGCTTTGTGGGCTTCAGCGCCTACGTGGACGTGCGCTACACTCTTCCGGCCGATACTTCTACTCCTATCCAGCGCACCAGCATTCGTGGTATCGCGGCTAACAACCGCGCCATCGGTCTGTTGGGTGGGGCTGAGGTATGGGTCAAACCCTGGATGCCTGCGAACTATCAGATGGCCTATGACGCCGGTGATAGCCGTAAACCGTTGGCCTTCCGCCAGCGTTCATCGGCTGGCGCTCTGCAGGGCCTGCGCATGGCCGGGAACTTCTCTGCTCATCCCTTTGGTGGGGAAAGCATGGAAGCGGAGTTTGGCATTGGCGTCAACTGCCGTACTAACGGCGCTTGCAATGCTATCAATGCTGGCTGGCTTGATTGTGTTATAGCCTAACCATTCTCCTGGTGGCTGGGTGAGGCTGAGCCAGCCCTCCTCTGGCTCAGCCAAGGAGAATGTCAATGAGTATACCGACCAGTTACACCGAAATTTCTCTGGCTACTTTCATGTTGGCTGAATTGGGCGACGTTGCCCTGGCCATAGACATGACCTTAGCCAAGTTGGCTGAACCTGTCAATGATGCCATGCTCGTTTATGGCATTACAGATATTGCTGACGCCACTGACATAGACAAGATCCGCAAGATCGCCCGCGTGGAAGCGTGGAAAGCTGCCGTAAAACAGGTGGCAGCCGATTACGCTTACAGCGATGGCTCCGCCAGTTACCACCGAAACCAAATGCACGACATGATCCTCAAGCAGTTGGAATTGGCTGAACAGGATGCCGCTGGATATTACTCCGCCTTCCAGATTGCCGTAGGGACCGTTAATTATCCTGACAACCCTTATGGCAGATTGAATTACGGTGACCTGGCATGAAGCCAATCCGTTCAGGCGAAGTCAAGTCTATGGTGGCTGAGCAGGACTCCAGTTATGCTGACTGGTTTCTTATTGGTATCCTTACTGAAATCCCCGATGTTGATGGTGGGCTTATTTCAGTGTTCCTGGACGGCGCGCCGAAACAAGGCAGTATCTTTAATCCCACCTCTACCCAGGCTTATGGTCTCGGTCAGATTGATATCGGTAAGTGCGATGCTCTCTTGCGCTGTAATTCATCCCTGTCTTTTGATGTGGGTGATCGCGTATCAGTGTTTTCCAAGAACGACGCATTTGGGAATGAGAATTTCTACGTCTCTGCATATCCAGTCTATTTCAGGACGTGCATGGTCGTGCCATTGTCTAAGATTTTCCCAAATAAAGGCAATTTGGAGATGATCGGAAAGGCGATAGTGGCTATATTTTCTCCATCACTGGACTTCAGCGATGCGAGAAATTCTATGTATGTTCCAATAAGATAGGAGATAGAAAATGGCTGATGATTATAGTGCAAAGGATGCGGCGGGCGCTACCGTAGTTTTCGCATCAGAGGATGTGGGCGCCGGTAAGCAAATGGTCAAGCATACCATACCGGACGGCAAGGACGTGACGTTGGGTGCAAAGGCAGATGCCAGAAGTACGGCAACTGATACCACACCGGTTACGGAAATGCAGGTTCTGAAAGAAATTTCCTATATGGAGCAGAATCCTGCTACCAGGGCAGTGACTAAAGCTGACGGATCAGACGTGGCTCAAGGTTCGACCACTGATGCGGCAGCCTCAACGTCAACCCCACAGGATACCACGCCCATAACTGGGATTGGTTTATGGAAAGGTCTTCTGAACGTAGGGATTGCGATCAAGGCGTTGCTTCCTACTGCTTTGGGTGGTAACGGTGGTTTCAAGGTTGAGGGGGTGGCAGGCGGAACGGCAGTGCCAGTTTCTGGAGCATTTTATCAGGTTACGCAACCTGTATCAGCAGCATCCGGTCAGATTGCATCTGGAGCAGTTGCTTCTGGTGCGATGGTGGCAGGATCACAGGTGGATGGTCACTCAGTTACTATGGGGTTGACCACATCTACTCCAGCAGTTGGTGTAGAAGATGGCACGGCTCGTAATGAAGTCTCACTCCTGAAAGGAATTAAGAATACTCTGTACAATGGTGGAGCAGCGTTTCCGGTCAAAGGTACAGGCTTCTCCGTCCGGGTAGATTTTACCGTGGATGCTGGAGCTTATACTATCGGCGACGCACTGGCTGCGATGGGTACTTTTGCAGGCATGGCGAGTGGCGCCGGAAAACACGCCATTATCAATACGATCACGCTTGCCGCGAATGATGCACTTCCAGCGCTTCCGCTTACTTTGTGGATATTGAACGCAGACCTGGCGACGGGCATTGCTAAAAATGCAGCATTTGTGATTGTGGCCGCGGATGGGCCCAAAGTTATGGGAATTATTGGTATTGCTGCGGGCGATTACTTTCCAAGTCAAACCTCGTGGAATATTGCTACCTTACGCGGCGTGGGGTTGGAAATTACAACAGTAGCAACAAGTGTTTATGTTTATCTGGTGTGTGGTGCTGCTACTGCGCCTGTGGCGACCCATGTATATCTAACCCTGACCGGAGAATTTATTGACTGAGGCAAAATGAAAACTCACATCTCTCGCTATAAAGGCAATCCGGTGGCTGACTGCAATTTGGTCATGCTGCCGCAGAACCTGCTGACCTCGCCAGGGACGCTAATCGAAGATTTTGGAGCGGCAACAGACTGGACGGCATCAAATTGTACTGTTGCGGATAACACAACCGAATTTAGAACGGGAACACAAAGCGTAAAAGCAACTAGCAATTCTGCGTCTCAATCGACCATAACAAAGACCGTGAATATGGATATGAGCGGAGCGTGGGAGCGGTTCACGGTTTGGTTTTATTTGCATGATCCCATAGCGGATTATGGCACTAATAGCATTCTGATTTATTTCAGCAATAACTCTGGGGCAACCAACGCATTTCGTCAATGGATTTCCCCAATCAACATAACAAGTGGAAGATGGTTAGCCATGCACTTCCACAAAAGTGATTTTGCATTAGTCGGATCTGGTGATTGGGCAAGTGCGATTATCCGTATCCAGTTTAGATTTACCGCCGCGTCAGGCAAAACACCCTCGATCAGTTTTGATTCCGTGTACACCGGAGTTGTTGGGATACCAGCTGTCATATTGAATTTTGACGATGGATATATTGAACAATACAACAACTGTTTTGCTTACATGAAACCGCTTGGTATCAGGGGAACGCTATGGTCGGATACTCAAAACATCGATCAGGCCAATATGATAACAAGCGCAGAGTTGCTCGAAATGGATGCCGCTGGCTGGGTAATTGGCAATCATACCAATAGCGCAACGGATTTAAGTGGATTATCCGAAGCAAACCAAGAAACCCAAATTCTCGGGGGTAAAACCGCTTTGTTAGGATTGGGATTGTCTAAGGGGGTAAACTACCTTGATTTTCCGAGTGGGGGATATAACACAGACACCAACACGGCAATGGCAAATCTGGGCGTACTGGCTGCGCGCACGACAAAACCATCTCTGGGAAGCACCGGCGTTCAAAAACTAGCATTGCCGTTTGGGGATATTTTGCACACTCCGTCTAATACCACTACTGGTCAAAGCATCGCTACTCTTATTGGATTTGTAGATAACGCAATTTCTTATAAATACATTCTATCACTTCATCTTCATGAAGTTGGCGGTGCCGACCTTTCAATAGCAAACTTCCAAACACTGATGGATTATATCTACACCAAATGGAAAGCCGGTCTCATCACCCCAATCACGATTGACGATTATTACAAACTGACTTTAGGCCCGGTGAAGGTGCCGAGGTAAGGAGAAATATGGCTATAAATCCTGTTGACGTTTTCTATCTACCGCCTAATTATCCGCCGCTTCCCGTACCGGATGGCAGTTTTGATGTCTGGGGGCAATATATGGATGTTGCTGCCGACGGTATCAGTTTTCCTTGTACTGGCAATGACATAATTATGGTTCAAGGTGGAGCGGTCGATCACGTAATAACGATAAAAACTGTTGGCGATCAATTCAAACGCACAGGAGATATTCTCTATAATGTGGGGGCAGGAAAGTTGGTTGTCCTGCCTAAAATCCAACCTATAGGTTTTGAACAACCTGACGGAACAGCGATAATTACTGGAGATACTGGCTCTGAGGAACTTTATTTCTGGGTGTTTGATGACGTTCGAAAAAATATGGTATGGGACGGCCATGCTGAATTTGCCTATCGAGTGACCGTCACCGACGGCGAGGCCACTACGCCACAATATACGTTTGGTGCTGGCGCTCCTGCCGCTGTAGTAGATTGGGGCGACGGTGCGGCTCGAAGTGCAGTCACCAGTGGGGCGGAATTAAGCCACACCTACACTGCCGGCGGGACTTATATCGTCAAACTGATTGCACTCGACCAGGAAACATACCTGACAGAAGTAGATATTAGTAATGATTACTTTGTCGCTAGAGCAACATGGATTGATTTGCTGAGATTTAAAGCATTAACCAATGTGATTGGTCCCTGGTATATTGGGTACGGCAAGGTTGGAACGATGGTAATAACGAGGTGACGAAATGACAGTACAAACTAAGGCAACTCTAAAAGGATATTTCAATACTGGCGACAGCCCCAGCGAGGCGAATTTTGCCGATTTGATTGATTCGGAAGAACGAAAGGTATCTTTCAATGTCATGGATTACGGCGCGGTTGGGGATGGTATACATGATGATACAGCGGCGTTAGAGGCAGCAGCCGCCGATATTCCTTCAATAGGAGGAACATTATTCTTTCCACCCAACAAAATATTTAAAATAGCGCATGGTTTCCACATCTGGCAAGATAATGTAACTGTGATGGGATATGGAGCAACACTTTACACGGATGACGTGTCAGACGACTTCAATCCAGTCACACATTTATGGGCTTCTCCTTACGGTGGTGGCCTAATCCGAGTATTCAACACTGGAGTCCGCGCGGTAGTGGCAGGAATACCAACAGAAAGTGGGTTGCAAGTACATAATTTCCGATGCTTTGGTATGACCTTTCTGGGAATTTGGGGCATTGGCGATGCATGGGATGAACGATACAATGGTGCAATAGGGCTCATGGGGGTTGTCGGAGGTTGCGTAAAAGATTGTGTATTCAGATCCGGACGTGTCGAACAAATATATTCTGATAGACTATTGAAAGACTTTGAAATATCAAGCAATTTATTTGACAATTTAGGACATGACGGAATATCCATAATTGTGCCCACATGTGTCAATATCCATAACAATATTTTCAAGGATGTTTGGCAACCTTGCGAATGTGGTGGATATTATTTAGATATTCATGACAATCAGATTCAAAATACATCGGTCTTGGCAGGAAATACCCCTATTTGGGTGGACAATGAAGTCCACCAATTAGTTAAGACACGTATCTATAATAATCATATTTCCGGTTTATATACAGCCGACGGTATTTTAATTATGGACAGGGTGGGAAATCCATCGCTATTCGCAAATATCGCGATAAAGGACAATAAGATTGGTGATGGATGGGACGGCGGTAGTGGACACTACATGATTCAATGTTATATGGGGCCAGGAAATTACGAGATTTCCGGCAACCAACTGGACGATGCAGGAGCGTCATCCAACTTTGAAGGTTTTATCGGGTTGGTAGTTTCAGACAACGGCGGTACTTATGCTATCCACAATAACAAGATGGTGGTCTCTACAAACTATCCGTTGATCGGTATAACTGTGCCGGATGGCTGTACAGCCGGGGTTACAATAACCAATAACGAAACCATTACAACAACAGGAAGTTACCGGACTGCCTATAACGACTCTCCACTTGTGTACAAGGGATGGATAAAAGTAGGTGTAGCGGATATGACTAAACAGGTTTTGCTTGACAATTTGTTCAATAGGGAAATTCTTTATTACGACGCAAGTGCTAATACAATAATCAATATTGGCAGCGACTCAATGTATATGACTTCTCAAACTAAGAACATCGCTCAGATCATTGCCTCTCGTCCATTTGGGATTAGAAATACGGGTGCAGGTCTGACATTAAAACAGAGTGGCAATCTATATACCATTACTGGAGCTGATGTAACTTTAGGAAATCAAGTTGTGTGTTTCTTGGCTCCTATCAACCAGGCCGGAAACATTATGAGACAGATGACGGCAGTAACATAGAAGATATGAAATGAACGCATTACTCCCCGATGTCTCAATTTGGGACGACAATCAATTGACTGGCGGTTGGTATTGCAAACCAGCGTACAGAGGATGGCGAAGAAATAAGTTAACCTTGAATGTAGGAGTTTATCATGACTAAAATATTTGTTCCAACAGACGGCGGAGAACGATGAAAGTGATTTTAGTAGGTGACTGGGGTAAGCAAGACGAAAGGTTGGCTAATGCTATCAAGGCAGCCCAAGGCGAGAACTTGTTCAATATCCTGTTGGCTGGAGCCAAGGTGATCCTGAGATATGCTCTCATCAACACTCCAGTGGACACAGGTTTCCTTCGCAGCACCGGGCAGCTTGATAGAGAGGATACCAGCCCTATTGTGGGCTATGCGGCTGATTATGCCTCGTTCGTGGAATTTGGTACTTCTAAGATGGCGGCTGAACCGTACCTGCGGCCTGCCATCGACGAACACATGGATGAAATCGAGACGGAGATGAGCAAGGAAATGGAGAAACAAATACCATGACCATCGCCCAAGACCTCTTGACCATGTTGAAGATGGACGTCACACTTGCGACCCTGGTCTCTACTCGTATCTATCGTAACCGCATGCCCAAGACGGCTGTCCTTCCTAACATCGTCTTCCAGCGTGTCAGCACGGCCAAGGAGTACACTCACTCCAAGACGGTGGTAACCTTTCCAAGGTGGCAGTTCACCTGCTGGTCATCCACCAGCGACGTTGCCGACAGTATCGCCAATGCCCTGGAAGACGTGATCAATCGTAACAATATGTTTGTTGAAGGTCGGACGGATGGTCTTGAGGACGTTACCGACCTAAATTATGTTCGTGTAGAAATTGGCTTTATGGCCACAAAGGAGTAAATTATGACTGCTTTAACTTTGACCCCGTATCAAATGCCGGCGAAATATCCTGTGCTGCAACCGGCGGCTAACCTGTGGGACATCGCATTCACACCTGCTGGCGCCTCGTGCGCTGATGGGGCTGAGTTTCCCGTCACCGGCAAAGAGATCGTGATCGTGCATAATGGCGCTGTTGGAGCCAAGACCCTGACCGTCACCAGTTACGCTGATCCATTCAGTCGCACCGGCGATGTCACGACCTACTCCCTGGGAGCAGGCGAATACATGATGCTGCCACAGTTCCAACCTCAGGGTTGGGCTAATCCATCTGGAAATCTCCACATGGTTGCTTCAGACACAGCCGTGGAGTTCATCGTTCTCAAACTTTCTGATTAAGGAGTAACCAATGGCTGTCGTACCGCTTACCGTCTTTCAAATGCCCAAGAATTACCCAACCCTGCCTCCAACGGCTCTGTCGTTGGATATTGGTGTGGGCGAATCTGCCACCACCGCTGCAGATGGCGTGAGTTTCCCTTGTAATGGGAATGAGATCATTCTTGTCAAAGGTGGTGCTGCCTCGCAGGTCATCACCGTCAAGAGTGTCCTCAATGGCTTCAACCGTCTAGGGGATATCGTCTATACGGTAGGGATTGGGCTATTGTCAGTCCTTCCCAAGATACAACCCGCTGGGTTCAATCAATCCAACGGGACTGTCGTCATCACCATTAATGCAGGCGGAACAGATGTAAAGTTCTGGTGCATCAAAGAAGCTATGTAACACCTATCAAATGTAACAAGGAGAAAATATTATGACCACCCCTGCAATTGCAAGTTATTTAACCCAACTGAAAAGGGGCGATGCTGCTACCCCTGAGGTATTTACCCTCATCGCCGAAGTTGGCGATATCGCCGGTCCGGATCTGAAATCCAACATGGAAGTTGTGACTTCCCACTCATCTGGCGGGATGGAAGAGTCCATTCCAACCATCCAGTCGGTGGGCCAGGTCAAGTTTCCTGTGAACTTTGTGCCTTCCAATGCCACCCATTCCAATGCGGCTGGATTGGTCAAGGACTGGCGGTTGAAGACCTTCAGAAACTTCCAGATGGTCTGGCCGGATGCTTCCATGTGCACCTTCTCAGCCTACGTGAGTGAAGTTGCCTTCAAGAGTGGCGTCAAACCCGCTCTGTCGGCTGATGTGACCCTGGATATCTCTGGCGCAATCGCCTGGGCGTAAACATGCCCCGCCTGTCTAAGATGACCCCGAAACGACTGGCGCGCTGGGTGGCCTGGCGAACGTTTCGCTTTAAGTTCGCCACTCACCTGGTATCGACTATGGTGGAATGGCTGACCGGGCTGCTTATCAAGGAGCAGTTAGCGTTTCAATCAATGTTGGCCGCCCTGGATGCTCTTGCCAAATCCCGCCAGCCACCTCCGCCTCCGCCTGACCTGGATGGTTGGAAGGCCAACAAACAGATGATGGAATTGATGACCATTGCCTTAGGGCCAAAGGAATAACCCATGCCATCTATTCTAAACTTAGGCGCTAAACTCGTTGCTGACGTGGGCCAGTATATTTCTGATATGCAGAAGGCTGGTGTGACTACGGATGGAACGCAATCATCCATCCAGGGCTTAGGCGCGCAAGCCGTAGGAGCCACCGCTGGGATAGCCGTTCTCACGAAGGCCGCTCAGGAAGTGGGTAAGTACCTGATCGCCGCTGAACAGGCTGCGGATGCTTTCAATATGACCCAGGCCAAGCAAGACGCAATCTTGAAGGCCACTGGCGGAGATGCTGGCGTGACTGCCAACGAACTCAAACAACTCACGGACGAACTTTCTCGCCAGGATGGTGTTACCAAAGAGGTCGTTATGGACTCGGAGTCCATGATGCTGACCTTTACGAATATCAGCGATAATGTTTTCCCGAGAGCCGTCAAAGACGCCTTTGATCTTCAAACGGTCTTTGGCAGTGTGGAGAGTGCTACCAAGGCTCTGGGGTTGGCGCTGAACGATCCCACCAATGGCCTGACTGCCCTTAGCCGGGTGGGTATTCGCTTCGATGCCGACCAGAAAACACAGATAGATAATTTCGTAGCAGAAAATAACCTGGCCGCTGCTCAGGGAATTATCCTGGATATAGTAGAAAAGAAATTCGGAGGCACGGCCCAGGCCATGGAAATGGCCAGTGATGGTTCTGACAGGCTGAAAGTCAGTTCAGATAATTTATCAGTGAGTATCGGTGAAACCTTAACTCCACCTTTGAAAACCTTGAACGATTTTCTTGCCTCACTTCTGGATAAATATGCTTCTGATATTCAGTTTTTCAAGGATCTGGCGGATGCGACTAACGAAGTGGCAAAGGCTGAAGGTCTGAATGTCGATCAGATGCAGGCGGCCATGATGGTTGATCCTGGTTATAGGGCAGGAATTGAAGCGAAGATTCAGTCTCAGCTTCACGAAAACCAACAAATTGACTACTACAATACCATTGCTCCGACACAACTGCAAAATATTAAAGATATGACGGCGGCTGACCAAGTACAAGCTCATCAACTGGAAGAGAACGCTGCTCTAATTAAAGGCTTGAGCAATAAAAACGTAACGGTAACAGTTACCACCAATTACGAAACAGCTCTCACCGACCTGGATAAGGTTCAGGCTGCCACGGATACATACCATGCCGACCTATCAACTGCCAACAAGAAAGAGGGCGCCGACGAGGTTGCTCTAGCCAAGGCCCGCCTACAAGGTTATGCGGAAACTGGAACAAAGATCAAGGGATTGATACAGAACGTTCAGGATGATCAGACTGCTATCAAGGCTGTTCAAACCGCCTATGACACTGCCACGGCTAAGATAGGGCAGGATATCCTACTTCGCAAGCTCATGGAGAACGGTCTGACTGCAGATGAAGCTCAGGAATATATCAAACGCGGCGAGGATCTCGGTCTTTATTCCAAGGATGCTGAAGATAAGTTAGCTGTACTCAATCAAGCCGTCCAAGATTATGCGACAAGTTGGAATGAACTATTTGTCGATCGTCACATGGATGTCGCTATTACCTATTCTGGCGGTGGGGTTGGATACGCTCAAGCGCAGGTAGAAGGTTCTAAAGGAGGGAGCAAACCTATCAAAGCTGCAGCCGGGGCAAACTTTGAAGTACCCTCCGGCTATCCTGGAGACAGCTTCCCAATGGGGGTCAGTTCCGGCGAACACGTAGCGGTAACACCAGCCGGACAAACTGCAGGCGGGATGAGTGACAAACAATTCAAAATGCTGCTACAAGCGGCTTCAACCGACCGGACGGACTACGACCGAATGACCAGATCGTTTATTGCTGCAATGGCAAGGAACGTTATACGATGACCTTCCAGAATGTTCACCCTGACTCCTGGACGTTGAAATTCTATGACGGTGCAAACTGGCAGGATATCACCGCCGACTGCATCATCAGTCCTTTCGTCGCCTTCTGGGGTTTCACGGACAATCGCCCTGAGACACGAATGGCCAACGTCGGACAGTTAACCTTCACCCTTGATAATTCTGCGGCGCTCTATCTACCTGAGGTTGGCAGCCCTGTTGCCGGTTGGGGGAAATGTACGCCAGTCCAGTTTACCGTCGTCTATGATGGCGTGAGTTATATTCGTTTCCGTGGCCGTGTGGATACCCTGGTTCCTCATAACGAACCTCAGACACCATTGACCGTAGAAGTGACCTGCCTGGATTGGTTGGAGTTTGCTTCAAAGTACCCTCTTTTAGATCCTCAGGTAACTTACAATATCAGCGCTGATCAGGCCATCGCAACCATCGTAGCTGCCATGCCCCTCAAACCCCAAGCGCAGCTCCTGGATATCGGCAACACGTTATTCCCCTCCCTGTTCGATGCCGTCAGCGTTCGAACCACAGCCTACGAAGAGTTCAACAAGCTGGCTCAATCGGAAATGGGTTATTGTTATCTGCAGCACGACCGGACGTTCGGAGAAACATTGGTGTTCGAGAACAATACTCACCGCAATGGGTTGAACGCTCTCTCTCGAATACCTAGACTAAAAGTAGATGATGGTTTCCTGTTGAAGGCGAATAACGCCACCGATCATATCCTGAAAGCTAATAGCGCCACCGACAAGATCATTCCGGCCTTGACGGATGCGGCAATCCTCAATAATATGCTCAATGCCGTCGACGAAACTTATGCTGAGAATATCATCAACCGAATAACCATCAATGCCTACCCAAAAACGTTAGGAACGTCGCTGGTAAACCTGTGGACTTTGGGGACGGACAAGCCGATCAA